CGTAAAGGCCGGACGCATCCTTCCGAAGCAGCGCGACGCTATGGTCAAGCTTTCCATGAGCGACCGCGAGACTTTTGACACTTTGCTTCCTGAGGATGCAATCGTGTCACTGTCCGAAGAGGGTGTTACAACCCACGAGGACACCAATAGCGACAAGGACAAGGAAGCACAGTCCGCAGTCGAGAAGTACCTGGCTATGGCTGAGGCCCAGTCCGGTCGTAAGAAGAACTGACAGCCCAAAGAACAAATAAGGAGAACAAATCATGGCTGAACTAGAAGGCAATGTCCTTAGGCCACCGGGCTTTGGGCCGACCGTTACATTCGACCCACCGGAGGAGCTACTGGCTTCCACTGGTCACGGTTATGTCCAGAAGGGCGGCACCGTCGTTTCTGGAGCAGGCGTGTTCAAGGTAGGTGAGCCCGTTAGGAAGGGCGGCACCGGTAACAAGTTCTGGATCAAGGCTACGCATTCCAATGCTGAGGGCCTAGTCCGCAACGCTGTTGACGCGACTTCTGAGGCCAAGCTGATCAACGTCGTTCTGTCTGGTGCGATCAACGCCAACATTCAGGCGATCAACGGCTCAGGTGGAACTGTTGTTCCAGCTACCCTAGCCACCACCCTTGGTGGAAAGTACTTCCCAGGTCTCGAATACATCATCTTCTGATGCAACAGGCAATGGTGGGTCTTCAGGCAAACGACCCAGCCAGTGCACCAACACCGAAGGAGAACACCAATGCCTGAACTACAGATTAGTCTGTTGGAGGCTACGACATTCTTGGATGTTGTGCGCCAGCTTCCGACGCCTCCGAACCTACAGTTGCTCAACAGGGCGACCAGGGTTCCGATCCCATTCCCAACGGCAACGTGGGAAGTAATTAGGGGCGCACGTACGGTCGCAACACCGAACGTACCGAACTCCGAAGCCCACATCGTGCCAAGGCTTGGCCGTACTCAGAAGAGCGCGCAGTTCGTGTATCTTCGTGAGAAGAAGGTCTTCCAGCCTACCACGCTTCACTGGCTACGTCAGCCTCAGACTCGCTCCAATGAGTCCGCTGCTGAGCAGGCCGTGCTGACAGAGGTTCGCGACCTAAACACTCGCTTCGACAACTTCTGGGAGTGGGCACTTTGGCAGGCCGTTCAGGGAACTCTGACGATTGACTCCCCGGACGTACAGGCCACGGTCAACTACGGCTTCACCGGTACGCACCTTGTGACCGCTCCTCAGTTGTGGAGCACCGGCGTTGCAACCCCGAACAACATCATTGACCAGATCACCGCTTGGAAGCAGCTCATCCTCAAGGATGCTCAGGTTGCGGCCAACGAGGCGTACAGCACGAGCACCACGCTCGGCTACATCGTCAAGTCTTTCACCAACGCTGGTATTGACCTTCTGTCCGACAGGATGAAGGACGAGTACTACGCGACTGGTACCCTGAAGGGCTTCATGGGTCTGAACTGGAACACCGTTGACTCGGTGTACGATGTCCGCGCTATCGCCGGTACCTTCACTCAGGTGAACTTCCTGGCCGACAACAAGGTCATCTTCGGCAACTTCGATGACAACAACCCAATCGAGCTTGCTGCTGGCCCAACCGCCGACGACGAGGCACCCGAGAACTACATCGGTCGCTTCGCCAAGACGTGGAAGGAAAAGGACCCGAGTGCTCGCCAGTACCTACTGGAGGAGAACGGCCTACCGATCCTGCGTCGCCCAGACCAGTTCGTCGTAGCAACAGTCTGATCCACGGAAACAAATTAACGAGTAAAGCCGTTCTGTCTTAGGATGGGACGGCTTTCTCAACAAAGGAGAAATCATGGCAAACGCAAAGGACAAGGTAGCCCCAGGCACCCCCGCACACGAGGACCCAGAGGCTATCAAGGCTTCTGAAGAGCAGGTTCAGGTCCACGAAGAGGCCACCGAGAAGCGCACTGCTGGTCCGTACAGCGACTTTGACAGCGTTGAGGATGCCGAGAAGGATCTTGCGAAGAAGCGAGAGGCTCTTGCTGAGGCTCTTCAGGAGGCTCAGGCAGCCGAGCAGTCTCTTCCTGAGATCAAGATCGCAATTCAGCAGAAGGAAGTTGACAAGCTTAAGGAGCAGGGCGTGCAGTACGACGACCAGGGCCGCGAGCTTGGCATTCTTGGTACCCCAGTTTCTAACCCAACGATGTACGGCGGCAACCCTGCCCCGAACACCCTTGGTCTCGTTCACTGATCTATCGATATGGGAGGAGCGCTGTGAGCGCCGAACCAGAAAACGAAGTCCTTGATTTGCAGCAGGTAACTGAAGTCGACCCTCCGGCTAAGGTAACGCCTGCTGCAAAAAAGGCGTCCCCCAACAAGCCTAAGTCTCGTGACGAGATCAAGGCTGAGCTTAGGGCCGACTTTGAAGCGCAGCAATCCAACCAAGATGAGTTGGAAAGGATGCGCGAGGAGATTCGGGCTGAGCTTAGGGCTGAATACGAGGCAAAACTAGCGCAGGCTGCCCCAGTAGCCGATGCTTCCTTTGAAGGAATGACCGAAACTCCTTACCTTCACGTAGTGCCCGGACCAGGCGAGATTGTCATTCATATGGTGGATGATGGCCTTACGTACGGCCCAAAGGTCTACACCAGAGGTGAGGAGATCGCGCTCAATCCCGAAGAGAATCCTTGGGCTAATTACTCAAGGGCACAACAGATTCAGTTCTATGGGAAGCAAGTATTTGCTAAGGGGCCTTGGCCTTACGGCGGGTATGATCTCACAGATCCGGCTCTGTCGGCAGAAGATAAGAAGCGACTGATCCAGGCGACTCGCTCAGAGTCGTATTCGTAGCCTGAAGGGAGGGTAGCCAGAATGCCTCTTGTGCTACCTACACCCGAAGAGCTTGATGAGCATAAGGTTGAAGTAACACCCGAACAAGCTCTGCAGCGCGCCTCCGATCTTTTTACTATTGCCACTGGCATCACTGACCAGCCTACTGACCTTATGGAGCAGAGGATGGTTAAGCAGGCCATCCTTGACATGGCTTGGTTCCTTCAGGATGACCACGAGAACTTTGAGGCCAAGACAAGCCCATTCTCTTCAGAGCGCATTGGCTCCTACTCTTACGTCAAGTCTCAGGCTCAGAAGAAGCTGGAGACGGGCGTACCCGGCTTTGACGCAGCCGTTGAATACTTCAAGGGTCTTGAAGACTCTGTTATCACCATGGACTCTGAGTGGGTGTTCCTACCAGGCTACCGCAGCTACCACCAGCTCGACGGCACCAGTCCTGCACAGTCCGATCCTGGTCGCTCTGTTATTTGGCCAGACTCGTTCCCTCCTGGTCTTGTCGACAACGACGAGGAATGGTACCTTGGCGACGAC